CCCCAAGGAATGTGCTTATCTAAAAGCTTCTTCTGCTCCTCGGATATGTCAATGGCGAGTCTAGGACGGTATTCTTCAGCCATTAAGATTTCTCCTTAACCTATGGAACAAATTTTTCCATAGAGAAAGAGCCGGGGCTAATTATGAACAACTAACCCCGGCTCATTTAACATTTTAGTACTTTGTTAACTGCATGTTTTAGGCGCCGGTAACGAATCGTTTGATGAAGTTCTGCTCTCCGTACTGCTCCGTGTGTTCAACGCCGAGGATAACCCAGCCTGTCAGGCCGACAAGTTCATCAGCGTCGAACGGACGGGTGAAGTCCACGCCAAATGCTTCGCCCAGGTACTTAAGCGTGCGCTTGTTGTTCTCGTTTTTCTTGGCGTCCAGGTTGTTTGAAGGCAGCCCGATGAACTTCCCGATCTCCTTAGCCAGCGGCTCGTCGCAAACTTCGAAACGAACCATCAGGTAAGGGTTGCCGTTGTTCTTATCTTCCTTGCAGTTGTACTCGCAAGAAATAATCATGAGCTTGACTTCGGAATCCGCGGGAAGAACGACGGGTTCGGGAGTGTCAGCAATGTTCTGGTCGACCAGGTCGATAATAGCCATGAGTGTTCTCCTTTTAGAGACTGTTGTTGGTGGTGATGTCACTAGCTTTTAGGCGTGTTGCTAGTGATAGCTGTCAAAATACCGTTCATTACTACGTCCTTTTTTGGGTCCGTTTTATCCTCCTTCACTTTGGGGGAAAACCAAATAATTTTCCCTGTTGAATTATTCCGCACATCAATGTGCAGCCACGGAACGTTATCTTCAACTGCCGTTATGTATTCATAACACGGACGATCCGGCCGCATACGTAGATCGTGATGGATTTCAGCTACATCAACAGCCTGCGGATGCATGTCAACTGCACGGCCGAACTTATGCTGAGAAAACATTTCACCAGTTTGGCTGTCGCCAGGACGCCATCCACACTGTTCCCGGATACCGCCCTCAAAAGACCAGTCATTGATGAGAAACTTACCGTAACGTTCACGAAGCTTGTCGATCGTGATTAAGATACGCGAGTCGATCAAGATCAGTGAACGTTCCTTCAGCATTGTGAAGATCAATTTAGGCACGAGTTCTTCGGGAGAAAAGAACCGTGGCTTGTGGCCTTTAGACATCAGTAAAACTCCTTTTCAGATTAAAGGTTATTTAAATAACGGCTTATCCTCACAGGGACGGCCAGCTTTCTTCAACATTGCCTTAATATCAGGCGTTTCAAACGTCTCGAACTTATCACGACCGATTCTCGTGGCCGCAACATACGCACCGTTCTTCTGCGTCAGGAGTTTGTATTCAACTCCTTTCATTCCCTTCTGATCTGCCAAGGCCACGTAGATTTCGTCGAAAAGCAACGGGATGGTGACGTCGCCTTTGCCGGTGGTCAGGAATTTATATTTCACGGAGCCGATCAGTTCATCTTTTTGGGCTTCCAAATGCCCTGTGAGAATGAAATCGCAAGGCAGGTTGAGCATTTTCTGCAATTGATTACGAATCTCGATTTTCTGCGGCCCGTAATCTTTAGTAAATCGTGGCGCATCGCCAGGAATCCCTGCGGCTTTCAGGATCTGGTTCATGATAGCGTCAGACCAGGTAGTAGCCGAGTCCAGAATATACGTACCGATATGGTTAAAGTAACCCATTCTGATACGTTTATCCATTGCTATCTTCCATTCGTTAAACGCTTTCGGATTCTTCGGATCGTCGCACTCAAACCGACTATCCACAATAATCCGTCCTTCACGGATTTCTGGAAGTAAACCTTTCGTTCCTCCCGAATCAAATGAGTCGATGTGGATCGGCGCACGACAAGTGCGGCTAAGAAAGGTCTTGCCGGAGCCACTTTCGCCGAGTAGTAAAAGGTTAAACGATTCTTGCCGTTTGTCGGAAGCATAGTGATCCTTTACTTGCTGGATTTCTTTAAGAATCTCAGCATTAAGACTCCCTGGGTCCTTCGGAGTCTCGCCGTTATTTAGTTCTACGATTGACATGAGTAGGTTCCTCTCGATTTATTTTCTTCCACTGTCCTTGGATAAGAGCACGGATTACTTTATCCGAAAAGCCGTAACAACTTAGCTTACGGCGACAACGAAGACAGAAGTCAGCTTTCGTTTCCGTGCGTAGTGGGATCGGGATGTACGTTAGTGGCACAGGTTTCTTTGCCTTTGACACTTACCTCACCTCCCTCATTAACCTGAATCTCCGTTTTACACGGCTCAGCAGTAGGATCCCAAAATTCTCGTTTAAACCCGATCGGTACAGTATGAGCACGTTGAAGCGGGTTAGTCCAGGTTGTACAGAAATCATGAAATTCGCACAGCCGACCGTAGTGAGAACAGTTATCCGAACGACAATGAAAGGCGTTCATGACAGCATCGGAGTCACTGCAATCAGCCAGCATCTCCATGTTCCATTCGAGCATGTGAACGTGATGGAGTAAGTTCTGATGCCATGCGTTCATCTGAGCAGGTGACTTTTTTACCTGCAGCCGCAGAAAGTCGAACGGAGGGAGAACTGACAAAGGTTTCCCTGCCTGCAATTCCGCCCAGCCTTTTTTAGCCTTTTTGAAGAACGCGGCGTTCATGTAGATCCCATCGACTCGTTCGAACGGATAGAGGCAATACAGCACGTGGGAATAAGTTCCAGGTTGAATAGCCAGAGGCCACTGATGTTCCCACATGTAGTCGCTGGAACCGGTTTTGTGTTCCAGGGAAAATATCTTCCCGTCAGGCCCTTCGCAGATCGAGTCCATTTTGAAGTAAATAGAACGGGTTTCGTCCAGGGCCACCTTGCCGCCGATTTCAGTATGATGCACTTTGAACTTGTCGGTAAGATACCGTTTGCAATACTCGATCAACACGATCAGCGCGTTGTCAGGAGTCTTGGGAGTGAAAAGTTCATCAGTATCCGGAAGAAAATCTTCCCGATAACGCTTAAGCAGCAACTGATAAGCCGCCATAATGGAAGCGGGAGAGTAATCATTAAGCAGCAAATGCTCCATTGCTTCATGCCAGGCACTGCCGAAAGACAGATGATTATTCGGCGCGTCAGGCTGCCAGCCGAGAACATGTTTGAAGAAGTAATATCGCTCGCACATGATGAAGTCTTTGATTTTCGACGAGTCCACAATTTTCGTGGCTGGGTCAAGAGTGATTATATCGTATGCTTTCATTACGAATTCTCCTTATGCGTTGTCTTTCCAAATACAATAATGTTGCACTTTTTATTTACGCATCGTGGCCGCTCCCCTTCCACGGTAGCATTCTCCACCCCACAAGCACATTTCCATATACGGATGTTTGGATAAGAAATAGAAACCTCTCCACCACACTGACCTCCTAGCCATTCGTAATACGACTGCCAGTCAATCATGAAAGCCTCCATTAAAGAAGGTGCTTGTGATTACCTGTGGAACAATTTTTTACATAGGTGAAAAATCAGCAGAGATTATAAGAAATACTAATCTCAATTAGCTTCTCTCCACGTTCCTGAAAGCATTTATCGCAATGATAACAGTCATAAAAACAAATAGAAAGAGAAGCGTAGTAATCAGCCACCAACTCTTCACCACAAACAGGACAGAGTTTTTGCTGCTTATTCATAGAATTGCATCCTCCTTACTACGTAGCGATTTTCAGCGCCACAGTAGAGCAAGAAATTAACTTGTCTAAACTTCGTAGCAAAAGCGGCCGTTGCAATAGCCGTTAAGATTGACTGACCTGTGAGGAGGAGATAATCATCGGCAGTTGCGGAAGCCAAACTGCGCCGAACGGCACGATACATTGTACCTGTGTTGAATTTGCCGATCATTCCTTCAGTCATGAATTTTAACGTACCGAATTTCTCGGCGGCTGAGAAGTCATGACAGGAACGATTTACGACAAAGACAGTTGGACTTCGGGGAGAAATGGAAGGAGAATGGTCAGGCATAAAAAACTCCTTTTAGTGGAAAGTTAAAAGACTATATAGGGACGAACACGCTTAAGAATACGACGATGAATATGATGAACAGCACAACCTTTCAGGTTTGGGTAAAACTTCAAACGGACAAAGAACGTTTCATCCGCACTGTCAAACGGGACTAAATGCGCGATCGTTCCCGCGTTGTTAACGAAAGCCGTCCAGCATTTATTCCGTCCGGCAATTTCATTTTTCTCGTTTATCGAAGTGCGAAGATCGAAAGGGTAATGAACTAACAGCTGTTTAGCCATGCTGATTCTCCTTATGAATTCTTCGTAACGAAAATGGAGAGAGAGAGAGCATAAGCGTGTCGACTTAGTGCTTATGCTCTCTCTTTTCACCTCTCTATAATGGTTCGCATTAGCCTCAACTAACCAAGCGCCGCCAGCTTGTGTACGAGGGCCCCGACCGTTTCGGGGCTTTATGAAGGCCAGGTTAAAGGGCCGGTTGGGTTGCCGTGCCTGCGCGTTCGACAAATCCCAACGACTCTTTCGCCGACTCCAATCAATCCACGGAGACGAAAGAAGACCAAAGTTAAAAACTATATCCCAAAGCATTGAATGCTCCTTTTGTAGAAAAAGTCCCCGGCGGCGTCTGGTGGGGACAGAACGTCTCCCGCCGGGGCAATCGTTTGGGAGGTGCTTCTTTTAAGTTACTTCTGCAGCAAAGGGTTAAAGAAATCACTAACCGGCTCATGCCAAGGTTTAGGCATTAATTCAATACAGATGCCGAAACGAGGCACTCCGTTAGTCTCAGTAAGATTCTGATAACCTACACGGATAGTTTTACCTTGCCAATTAGGCCGGTCTTTCCAGTAAGCCGTTCGCTCAGTATGGTCAAGTTGACCTGCACCTGCTTTGAACAACGTTCCGTCGTTACTACGGCAAATGATTGCTCCGAGCATTGCTTTAGGTTTGCCGTACTTATCAACCGCTTCCACGAGATCGACTATTTCATATTCGTCCTCCTTTTTAGGCTTGAATTTCATTACGAACGTTGAACGTCTACGAACGTAATTAGCGGCGTGATGGCGGACTACTATTCCTTCGTACCCTTCATCGATGAAATAACGATAAGATTCCATTAAATCGTCAAGTGAAGTAGCAATGCGAAAATCAACTACACGAAGAGGACTATTAATGCTGAAGTTTAAATTTTTAACTTCATAAAGCCGATTTAACTGAGGATCGAAATTAACCACGTCAAACACATGTAACTGCATCATTTCGTAGTGTGCATGGCGGTTAGTGGTTCTGCCAACCACTGAATGAATCTCCTCAAACGTCCAACCGTGATGATATAGTTCACCGTCAAGTTCGGGGGGATTTTGAATATTAAGGTTTTGAAGTTTAGCTGCCCACTGATCTAGCGCTACGTTGATGTGAGGGACGCTAGTAATAATGTTTTCTTCGCTGGATAAGAGCATATATCCACGATTCGTCCAAACTGCGCGGCAACGTTCTCCATCAAGTTTAGGCTGCACGATATACGGAGGCGCCCACTTCTCAAGACGTGAAGTTTCAAAGGGATAGCACAATTGGATTCCTGTACGAGCCATAGGAGTTTTCCTTTTTTAAAATGCCAACTTCACTAATCCGCAACCTTCATGAATCTGTGCATTTTCACGTTCAAGGATAGTTAAATTGTTGCAAGTTGGACAAGTATAGAGCTGACCAAGGCTCTGAACTTCTCCAGAATCCAACACCAATAACTGCCCTTTTTCCATGCGTTTCATGCAAGTTCTGCATACAAGGTTAATCATGTTCAGACTCCTGGAGACAAAATGTACCATTGGAGTAGGAAAGAAGGGGAAGATGTGTTGCTCGTACCACATCTTCCCCTTAGCCGGATCAGCGTGTACTGGGAGGTTACTTGCTGAGCAGCTTTTCGATGAAGGCCTGTTTTTCTTCCTCGGACATACTGGCCAGGGCCTTCCGGGCGGTCGCCAACGGATCGACGGTACGTTCGAACACGGTGCCGGGTTTCCAGTTTTCGGCCAGGGAATCGCAGGATTCGCCGGCGTCGATCTTCCGGCGCATCAGACCCTGGAGCGAGATCTTCATGTTCGCACGGGCGTTCTGGTGGACGATATCGGCGCCGAATTTGTCAACCATCTCGTCGAGGTTCTTGCCGAAATCGTAGGTAATGGTAGCTTCGCGTTCACCTTTTTTTGCCTGGACTTCAATCACGCCGGAATCGACCGGGGTTTCTTCAGTTACTTCCATGCCTTCCATTTGCTCACTCATTTCCTGCCTCCTTGTTTTGCTGTTAGTGGATGCCGCGGTATTACGGCAGTCCTGTTTCAATGTGGTTGTATCATATCATGAGGTTTGGTAGTTTGCAACAAAAAATTTAAATCTGTTTGGGATTAGTTACTGGCCAAGTAACTGCGCCACAAACTCCTTACGAGCTTCTTCAGTCATTCCTGACATTGCTTCTTTCAGGACGTCCACAGGATCTTTTGCTTGTTTGACTGAAGGTTGGCGAGAAGGCGTTTTTACCAACACGATCTTACCTTCTTGCTCAGCCAGTTCCAACTCCAAAGCCTCGAATTCTTTGCGAATGGTCCGAAATTCCGTGTAGAGCTGATCATGGAGTTTCGTGATCTCCTCCAGCATCCATTGATGCTTCATGAATCGTTCTTTCATGGCTTGCCTCTTTGCGCGTAATGCAATGAGTTTTTCATTGCAAGGGTTAGTGGTAGTAGTGGTAGTCGTGATCGTAACGTCAACCGCGATTGACTTGCTCATTATAACCTCCCTAAGTTATGAGCTACAACAGTATGAAATGGGTTCATCCCCATTGTTAAAGCTATCATACATGAATGAATTGTAGTTGTCAAGATAATTTTCATTAATCACCTGGTTTAATGGAACAGATTTAACGCTAGGAAGACATTCCGAAGGAGCGTCCTGCGCTCGATCCCATCGTTATAGTTTCCATTACCCCCCCCCACAGTTTTTTCAGCTTCTGCATTTCTTGCCCGTTCCATAGCTAATGCTTCGAGCAGAATCATGTAGTTACGTACATCTCCGCACTTCTCGCGCCAAAGAGGCAAAGGAAACGACTTACCTAATTCGACTTGCGTGATCATATCGTAAACAGAAACGATATGTTTCGTAAGCATTCCACGCAGTGCTTTTTCGGGCGTACTGTTCTCCAGCGCCGCAGCTTGTTTGAAGTTGTGAAGACGATCAACGTCAGTTGCATATTCAGCCGCTTTTTTAGTAAGTGTCTGACGACTCTCATTAAGGAGTACTTCTACCAAGCGATCAAAATCTTCGTATTTCATTTAAACGTCTCCTTGAAAAGCTGTGGTTGGTCAACAGACTGTTGAATTGTTTGATCCATAAAACCTGCACGTTCACAAGTCTGGTCAAGTACGGCAGCGGCCAGTAACGTAAGATTTTCCGATATGCCTGATACTGTTTTCTCCAGCTCAGCATACTTGTGCTCCAGCTCAACCGTGTCTGTGACAAGCTTAGTAATCACCCCGCGCAAACTGTCGTTGGCATACCGTAAAGCTGCGATGATGCTGTCTTTCTCCTTACAATGTTCGCAGTACATAAAGCCTCCTTTGGAAAAATTTGTTACATAGGTTGAGGTTGGTTACTTGTTACTTAGGGGGTTATTTTGAATATAGAGCGTAAATTGCTCATCCCATTCCCCTTTAGACATTTCCAACGGAAAATCATCAGGATCATGTCTATGCCCTTCCAACCAAAAACTTTTAAAATCCTCGATTTCTTGTAGATAGGTTCCCAATTGTTCAACTAAACTGGTTAACCGTGCCATAGTTTAACTCCTTTCAGAACCGATGCAATTGTTTAAGTTTTTTAGAAACATATATCACACGTTCGACAACACGCAAATCAAAACACTGTACGCTCATAGGATCCGTTTCAAACTCCTTTGCAACAAGCGCTAATAATTCTTCTGCTTCTAGTTGGAGTTTAAAGCGTTCCTCCATCTCTTTCTGCGCTTTTCTAGTTAGACACAATCGTGACATCTCATCAGCCTTTCATGAATTGTTTTACTGCTGGATTAGCCGTAATCAGCTTACTGGTAATCGTCTTACCTACCGTCAATCCTTCCAACGACGTAGCCCGGCTAAGTGCTACGTACGTTTGACCACTTTCAAACACATAGTCAGCCATAAAGTGAACATGCTCCAGGGTAATTCCTTGGGCTTTGTGTACCGTGATAGCGTAACCGAGTTTGAGCGGGAACTGCACGGCTTCGCCAAGAACGCTGTGAATTAAATGACCGTTAGAATAAGTAGTTTCTTCCCCTTGCCAGGTAAACTTCTCAACCTTAACTTCTTCGTCAGTTTCGTCCAAACGGACCTTGACAAAGGCTTTAGGTTCTTTAGGCGTCGCTTGGTCGCTTATGTCTGTTACTTCCCCAAGCGAGCCATTAACCCAACGGCCGTGTTGATCGTTGTTAAGCAGCATTACACGGGCGCCGATGCGGAGATGAAGATCAATCGGAGCCAGAACGTTTTTTTCGATGTGGTAATCAGGAGCGTAGTTTTCGTATTTCATTGGAAAGTGATAGTTGAAACTGTCGAGTTTACGTAATTCACGGTCGTTGATTGCGTCGACGGTGCGGTTGAGCGTGGCAATGATCATAGCTTTTGAATCAGGCTTTACGGTTTTGTGCTTGATTAACAGCTGCATATCAAGGTTAGTAAACTGCCCAACACGAATACGATTAAGCATCTCAGCGAAGATCAAATCATTTTCCTGCCGATAGCAGTGAGTGAGGTTTAAGATCTTCGGAGAAGCACTTCTCCACGCGTCAGATTGAAAAAACCACGGAGAAGGAAAGTTGGCTTTTTCTTGCTTGAGTACGATCGGCGGAAGTTGGTAAGGATCGCCAACGGCTACAAGCCGCACACCTCCCCAAGGCTCGTCTGATTCACGTACTTTGCGCAGGACAGTTTCAGCGAAGTTTAACACGTCAGAGCGACACATGGAGACTTCGTCAATAAGAAGCGTGTCGATCTTGTTGAGATATTCGATGGTATTGTCACTCATTCGCCGCGCAGTTTGATCTGTTTGAGATTCCAGATGAACTATGGAAAACGGAATCTGAAACTGACGATGAAGCGTTTGGCCGTTGATGTTTAAAGCTGCAACACCTGTAGGGGCACAGACACATACTGATTTTTGATCGTCGTTAAGTTTGCTAAGCCATTTGCGGACGACGTGTGATTTACCCGTACCAGCCCCGCCAGTGATGAACAAGGAGTCGGTGGAATCGTTGAGGAGCGTGAGGACTTCTTCTTGGGTAGTGTTCATGATGGAGAATCTCCTTTGTTGTTAAGCATGAAATTAGCTATATTGTTGAGTAGTGCCGTAGAAGTAGTGCAATGAGATGCATCGGCTAATATTCGTAAACCACTGATAACGCCGAAAGTAAAAGGCGTAAAAGGTAGTTCGTATAAACAGGTAGAATCTTCTTTCTTCCACTGTTCTAGCCAACCATGTACTTCAGCTAAAATACGTTTCTCCAACTCAGCAATAAATAGTTCACGTTCTTCTTTAGAAAGCTCTCTACTCATCTGTTTCTGCATCAGTTTGCTCCTCCTCTTCAACAACTTCAGGTTTAAAAGCGATTAGTTTCTCCAACGAATACTCACAATCAGCTTCGTCCGGTTCCATCCCTGCTACTTGCATTTCTTTCAACTTAGCTTCGACAGCCGCCAAGTAAGCTGGATCAACTTGACAACCTTCCTGCGGCGTACAGCTAACCGGCGAGTTAGCCATGCTTAAGGATAGTTTTTCAAGCGACAGTTCTTTAATCAAGTGTTCCTTGCCGCGTTGATTCGACTCACCCTGTACCGAATACAAGCCAGCTTTTTCTAAGTAAATCACTCCTTCACTATGTGAGTCACACTGAAGTGATGGTTCGTGTTGTACGATGAGTTCAGCAAATGCTTCTATACTAAGACGGAAAAGACTTCCAAGAGTCTCAACTCGATGCCCTTTGAGTTCGAAATATCTTGCCAGTTCACACGCTGAACGAATATCACAGCGCGTTGTTGCGATAATGGTTTTAGTTCTATTTTTGCGCATAGTTTAGTAGCTCCTCTTGAAAGTGTTTCTAACGTTCCAAAGATCTCGAATGAGTCTAGGGCTTTTGGAAGTTGTAATAGATATCGTGTAGCCACAGGAATTGCACCTAGCAGTACATTCAGTGTACCGTACATCAGTCAAATTATAATACTTGCGAAGTGTAATAACGCAATGCTTCGCTGCTTCAGCACCGCAATTTGCGCAAGGCAGAAGAGGTTCTCCTGTTTTAGCTTTCGGCTGCTTAGAAAGTCGTTCACGAAGATTTTCTGCTTCGTGTAAGCGTTTGATGAGACTTAACTCGTTTCCGTTCTTATCGCGGCAAGAATAAAACTCACCGTGTTGCTGACCACACAGAGGACAGTCGATCATGGCTAGCTCCTTTTACGTGTAAGGTAATTTAACTTTCCTATGGAACAAATTTTTCCATAGGTAAACCAATCATCACTAACCACAACTTACGGGTTATGGTTAGTAGGAATGGTTTACAATTTTGATAAGTCGTCAGGTCTCCAGTGGTGGATCGGTTATAGCTTTTAACCGATAGGCTAAAATTGCACGTCCAAGCCCTTCGTGATCAGGAACATCAGCATGAGAAACAAACTCCATTTTATATCCGTTCGGATAATGGCGCTGAAGAACTTCATGCCTATCCGGCCTGGAACCTTCAATGATACCAAGATCATACGGCATGTAGGCTTCGCTGGAGTAGGTATGTGCACCGAGACCTGTACCGTCTTCAGCCAAGAGCACTGCTTGCATCCACATCCAGCCTGGCGAGCAGCTGTTGTTGAAACCGTAGATCACTGGAAGTTCTTCAACCGGAAGATTCTGCGGATTGAAGATGACATTCTTTCTACCTGCGTGACGACGAACGTGATTTGCTTCGTATTCTGCTTCAGCGGCTTTAGTTGTCATGTGAGTGACTCCTTGAAAGAGAGTAGAAATCTTCTTCGGTTTTTAGTATCTCCTCAGCCATTTGCTGAGCCAAAGCATCGTAAATTTTACTAACCTCTTTGCGATCTTTGACAGTGAACGAAAGAATTTCAAGTACATCTACTTCATGCCCATAACTATCCGTTTTTACAATTCTGTCAATCTCGATAGTCACAGGCTCAGCCGGACTTGAAGGGCTAGCCGGTGTAGCAGGATTTCGGGTGTAGTAAACTTTAAATAAGCCCCATTCAGTCACTTTCCAGTGTACGTTTTGGTTCTTCATTTTAATTCTCCTACTTAGATTTTGCAATCGCCACACCCAGGACACTTACGTCCGTCCGGGAAAACTTTATATCCTGAACAGTGTCGTATCATATCTCCGTCCGATATCTGTTCGATTGCAGAAATAACGGCCTCGGCTCCTTCAACTACTGTATATCCAAAGCTCTCTAATGACCTTATCAAAGCCTTGTCTAGTTGTTCCATTTATTCCTCCTATTTTTTCACTAACCTGCTTACGAAGCCAGCCACTGCATGACTAAAAACATTCCAGCTAAGCCTGCGATTGAGCTTAGAAAGAATATTCCGCGAATGAGATAATCTATCCAATCCGCTTTCATTTCGAAGACTGCAATGATTGACGTGCTTTGTCAACTGCGGCAATTTCAGCTTCTTCCTCCTCAGTTAACTTCCAAGGACAATTCTCACACTGCATACATTCTTCGAGCACTTGACAGACCACACAATCGTCACTCATTTGGGTAAGCTCGTCCACAGTAATCTCCTTTTAAGTTAGTTTACCATGCTTTGCGGGGTATTGATTCTGCTGTCCCAATCTACTGTCTCCGGATGCTCTATCACTTTCTGATGCTTCTGAGCTTCACGATAAACCGACAGAAAACTTGCTTCTGCCTCGGCTAGTTGCCTCCGCGCACACTCACGGTGATAAGCAGCGTCGATTACTTTACGGGCCCAGAAAGGCTCCATTACGACAATAAGTTCAGGAAGTTTCATAACGCGTACTCCTTAGGATAAGATTTTATTCCTCCACAAAAATATATTCTCCATCTGGGGTGCTACAATCATCCAGATATTCGCATCCGTCAAGTTCATGGTAAAAACACCCATTACACGGGTCTCTTAAATTTGAGACTGTAACCATTTTTAGCCCTTTGTGTTTCATCCCCCATGGTTGCTCTACCGCCGAATCACTCCCAAAATATCCGCCTGTTTCGTTGCTCATGTTGGCCCGTCCTCTCTTCGTCCTCCCCTTAGCCGACGTTTAAGCACCATCGCCATTCGCATAGCTTCGCGCTCTTCGAACGCTCTCCTCCGTGTTTCTGCTTTGCTTCCGTGAAACTCCTTTGCCCGACTTCCGAGTTTCTTTCCGCGATGCTTTCCATAGTTCTTTTGCATTTTCGTTCTCCTTATTAGTGGTGGGATGAATAGATATTTAATTGTTCAGTTTCAGCAGGCTCATAATAGCACATAATGTTGTCGTCAGCAGTACAACCAAATCTGCACATTACGGAACTCCGTCCATTCTTTACATTATGCTTACATTTCTGACACGCAGTAGGCGCATAAGCGTCAAATATTCCGCATAACTCAGCCGCTTTACAATTTTCGCAACATTTCATAATCTGTCTCCTTTTAAGTTAAAGTGATTATGGCCATGTCTTAATCCTCCAGTGCGTTACCTGACTCCTTGCAGTCGGCAGAATCTCATCTTCACCTATGGAACAAATTTTTCCATAGATAAGTGTGGATTCTTATAAGTATCCTGTAAACCTCAAGTAATCACTTCCAGGCATTAGTAAAGATTTTTTATGTAGCATTTTCATTATGCGGAAAAATCTCACAGTAAAATCATACCAGAACTGTTCATTTTTAGTCAACTTTCTTTCCTTATCCATTCCCTGGTATATCTTACCCGTTGCCAACAATTCACGCATTCTTTCAAATCCTGCAATACATTCAACGTGCGCCATATAGCGCCGACCAAAATAATCAAACTCGATCATAGAAGGATTACTTATGTGAGTGTCAAATGCAAACGGACAATTACCCCAGCAAATCGCACAACGTCCAGGAGAACGAATTTCTTGTCTCTTATCCTTCTGTGCTTTAGTATACCGCTCTTTCCAATTCCCTTCTCGTTCCTTTCGTTTCTTCCGATACTCTCGCATCTTGTCTCTCTTCACTTCCCTATCCATCTTCTCTCTCCTTCACTTTCCGTTGTAGCTTGTAGTTGTAGCCATAGTTTACATCTAGTTGCTGGTGTCCTGACGCTTGTGATCTGACGCTTGGCTGGTGATCTGACTCCCTACGGTCGGCAGAATGCGTATAATGATCGTATGCATGTGAGGATGATTAGACTCTGGTGATCGTACTCCTTACAGTCAGCACTATCCCAGCCCACACCCATTTCAACACGATCCAACAATCTTCTATGGAACAATTTTTTCCATAGCGCGCTGTCAACATCGTCATTGTTTTCGTCGTTATAGTCACTGTCTCATTGTTGCTTTCGTTAGTTTCGTTAGTTTTCATTCGTTATAGTCAGCTTTTCGTTGCTTTCTGCCTGCGGCAGGTAACCATCCTCCTACCATCATTACCAATTATATCATATCATTCCATAGTCACAAACAACTCTTTTCATTTTGTAACCCCAGAACCCATGTAACCCATGTAACCCGTATCTTGTAACCCACCCATCTACGGCTCTCTCCCCCGCTCATTTCATGTTCCATAGCTCCACTTTCATTCTTCGCTTTATTCGTTTTCTTTGTTAGTTTCATTCTTTCTCTATTTATATCTTTTTCTCTTTGTCTTTCCTTTATTAAATTTTTTTTTTATAGTAAAAGAAGAAACAGAAGAGAAGAAAACTAACGAATGAAAACTAAACCCTTTTCCTTTGTAACGCGAAAATGGACATGGGAGAGAGCCGTAGTCATGGGATACAAAATTACATGTTACAATGGTTCTGGGTTACAATGATTACAATGGTTACGATTTGTTAGAAGATGATTTTTAGCGTAATAGCGAACTATCCGAAGAACAACTTAAAAACTCCCGTATTAAAATCTTGTAATGGAGGGATTGAGGGAAGTTTGGAGAGTGAAGGGAAGCTATGCAACCTATGGAAAAAATTGTTCCATAGCTTCCCGGTGAGATACTAACGAGTTACCAGAGCACGGCGAGGAAGGTGAAGAGAGTTACGACGAGAATGAAGTTCAAGGCAAGTTCAGGCCATTCGATGCGTTTGATGTTTCGTGTGAGACGGCGAGGACAGGGGAGGAGTTTCTGGTGACGTAGCGAAACGTATTGCCGATGAATAAGTCGAAACATGGTTAGACTCCTTTTGGTTAGTCGTACGTTACGTTAACGAGCTGCCGGAGGTGAAGTACTCCATGGAAGGCTTCACGAATGAGTTTATGTTAAATTTCCCTGAAGTTGTGTTCAGCGGCCTCGTTACGTTCCCGGTCGGCCGTGTCGTCAATGTCGTCGCTGGTTGAGTAGTGATCGTTTTCGTCTTCATCACTCCAGTCATACGCATCTACGAATGCTTTTGCTTCTTCTGATTCATCCGCGTAAACTTCAACCGAATGATAATCAATATCTTCCTCACACAGCCAGCCTTCAACACCTTCGACAAGCTCTTCTCCGTCTACTTCTCCGCTGATGTGCAAGGTCAAAGTATCACCGACAATGCTTGTCAGTACTTCACGATCTACCAAACGGTCGACTACGATACAATCGTTAATCAGCCGTTCGACTACTTTTGCCAACTCTTCCCCTTCACACGTAAATTCGATTTCAAGTTTCATTCACTATTCCTTTCATGGTGAAGCCTTCCATCCGTTGGACGTGATAGGCTTTGGTTTAGTTTAGTTCCCTTATTACTCTGCCGGCACCATTGCTTCTGCCGCTTCCCTGTCCACCTTCATCGCTACCATGACAAACTCAATCCGCTGTTCCCGGGTCATCTTTCCGTACGCGCTGGTAGCCGTTTGCTGCGGGTCTCTTGCTGCCCGTTCCCTGTTAACCAGTTCGCTGACCTGACAAGTATACCCACTGGCCGCCATTGCGTTCAACTGCGCCGTACTCATCTTCCGTAATTCTCCCTGCAGAATCACCCGCAAACTTTGTCCGCCGCAAGCCGTTTCTGCCACGGCCAACGGATCAACACCCGTGAAGTCAAACTCCACGTCAATCTTGACTCCAAACCCATTGGGCAGGTCTCCGCCTTTTACGGACATTTCGGTAACCATTACCTTACCATCATACTTGCCATCGTTCATTTTCAGTTCGGACGTGGTTTTCGACATAATCATTCTCCTTATAGGCTCAAGGCCTTATTGTCGCCCTCCACGTCCAACCGATGGAAAACTTCACCTTTTGCTACCGATACCCCTGCACGGACCTTGCGCCGCCGCATGAAACCGGATTCCTTGTGAGTTATGGTTACACCCTCACAGCTCAATGATGTCAAAGACCGTATCCAACTCCCGCATTTATCCGGCCCGCGGGTCAGGCCATCGTTCCCTTTTTGTTTCATTCAACTTGATTACATGATAACACAAATAGCCCCGAATGTCAACCAGCTAGCCTTTCGTGGGCCTAAATTTCGGTTGACGAGGCGTGGAAAAGGTGAAGGGGGGATTGAGCTCAGTGCGCGCGAGAAACAGTGACCTTCCCGAAATCCGCCCCATTCTACTTGTCACCATTTGTCACCATTCGTGGTAGAGGTTTTGAGAGAGCGAGAGGGAAGGGAGAGGGATTGGGTTGGGATAGTAAGGCTTAAGCTCCTGTGGAACAAATTGTTCCACAGGTTAACCCGCCGCAGGCAGACTTGCTGGGCTACCCAATTTGCTGGGCTACCCCAATTCCAATTAGCTACCCGCGCTTGGCTATCCCTCCACGTACATGTTCGTTACAGCTACCACTGTCCTTTCTGTCGCAGGCACCCACATGTCGTATGCATTTACACAAGCATGCGCGCTTATGCATTCACGTATGCACGCACGCGTCGTGGAGGGACTATCTCAGCCCAGGCCCTTTTTGGATACAATTAATGGGTTGACAAGTAGTTCGTTTGCTGTTATGGTTACAGTAACAATAACTCATGGAGGATGCCGTGGATTCGAATACTACCTTTAACTCAACTGAGCCGCCTGTTTACAAGTTTCAGTACGCGAATCCGTTTAGGCCGCCTGATAGGCGCATGAAAGCGCCTGAGGATAAGAATTCTTTCGTCGTTTCGAAAGTCTGGGAACGGCACAAGGAAATTGCCCGGCGGATTGCGCTTGGGCAGAAAAACGTTCACATTGCACAGGCGCTTGGGATTAGTGAAATGTCTGTGTCTCAGACTAGGAATTCGCCGATCATTAAAGAACGTGTTGAATCGTTAGCTGACCGGATGGACGACAGTGCTGTTGACGTTGGTAAGCGGATTAAATCTATGGCGCCACAAGCACTTAAGGTGCTAGAGGCTGTGTTAGAAGACGAGGAAAACACTGTTCCGCTTTCGTTAAAAATTAAAACTGCTCATGATATTCTCGACCGTGCTGGCCATGCTGCGATTAAGCAGATCAACGCGAATGTTCTGCATGGGCATTTTACGGCTAATGACTTAGCCGAGATTAAGCAGATTGCACGGGATAGCGGTGTAATCGTAGACGTTGTTGCTGAGGATGTTTAACGTTCATTCATCACGCATTGCGAGGTTACTATGCTGGCTCCTAAACTGCCTGTACTTCTCCAGCCCGGTGATGTGTTTGCTGTTACTTCGGATTCCTGGTTAGCTAATCGTATTAATGATGTTTCTAAGTTTTGGAGCGATGACAATCAGTCTCGCTATTCGCACTCTGGAATTATCATTAGCCATAATGCCCGTACAATGGAGGCCCTTAAGCAGCTGGATTTCTATTACCTGTCTCAATACATCGGCCGGCCTATCATCATCGCTCGGCCGAAGGCGTCTGTTCAGCATTGTAAATTAGCCATCGACTTGCTCGTTAAAGAACATATCAACCAAGCCTACCCTTGGTGGCGGATTCTTCTCCATACCGTCCAGCCCTTGGCTAAGTTGATTACTTACAAAGGCAAGTACGTTGTCTGCTCCGAGCTCGTGGCTAAGTATCTTCACTACCTCAAAGTTCGTCATCCGATTTATACTGGCGTTACTCCTGACATGTTGGCAGATGAATGGCGTCGTTGGAAGGATTTCGAAATCATTTACGAAGGAGTTTGGAAATGACGCAGAAGAATTGGCGTACCACCTTGATGGGTGTAGTCACGGCTGCTGCTTATGCTGCGATAGAACTTCTTGAAACTGGTGAGGTTCAGCCTAAGGTTATTTGTATCGCAGCCGGAATTGCTGCGCTGGGTTATCTTGCTAAGGATGCAGGTGTTTCAGGTACTGTGAAGTAACCAGGTTCCTTTTCTTCTCTACGTAACAATTTGTTACAAAGGTGAATTGATGTCTCTATTCGGCGCGGAACTAATAACAACTTTAGCTGACCGGGACTTTTCCTCAGATACTGGGTTCTGGGTAAAGTATGGCACTGGTACGACTATCGCTGACGGTACGTTGAATTGTTTTACTGATGGTACTCAAGCTGGTGTTTATCGTGATGCGATTCTTACTTGGGGCGCCAAGTATCGCCTTAGGTTTACGATTGGGAATTATACTGGTGGTGGGCAGGTTGGTGTCGCACCTGGGCCTGTTGCGAACGGTTATTGGTTGCCTGAAGCAGGCACGTATGACGTTGAGTTCGTTCACGATGGTAGTGTTGAAGGCCGTCTCGGAATCTGGTGCGATGTTCCTGATGTTACGTTTGATGACTTTTCGTTGAAAGAAATTACTGGCGATGATGAGGGTGTAACTTATCCTAGACATTTCCGGTTAGGTGTTGAGCTGATTGCTGCGCAGGCTGACCGAGAGTTCTCTAGCGACACGGGCTGGTGGACGAAGGTTGGTACTGCTGTTATCACCGGTGGTGTAGCGACGCAAACGACTAACGATGCTAGCGGTATCTACCACGATGCGCTCTTAACCTTCGGCCAGACCTATCGCTGCGAGATGGATCTCGGCAATCATCCCGGAGGTGATGGAGTTGGGTTAGCTTCTTGAACGGTTTCAGGGTATTACTATCTCCAGGCTGGAGGTAGTCATGGTTTTAACTTTGTTCATAACGGCGTCGAACCGCAGCGCTTTCGTACGCGCAGTTTGTTCGATGGCGTCACGTTTGACAACTTATCAGTTCGGCAGGTTATTCCTGACATAAGTGATCCTCCTGCTGATTACTATATGAATCTCGGCGATGAACTTATTACAGTTCAGGCTGATAGGGAATTTTCAAGTGACACAGGGTTCTGGACGAAGAACGGTACGGCTACCATAGGTGATAATATTGCACTGTGTGGAACGGGTACTAGCGGTATCTCCCGTGCAGCTCTTCTTGAACTAGGCTCAGTTTACGCTTGCTCGGTCACCATTGGGAACTATACAGCTTCTGAAGGAACTGAGGTCGGACTGGCTACGGCGACCATTACCGATGGCTATTTCTTTCCTTTTGCTGGAACGTTTCATTTTGAGTTCATTCATAACGGAACTACTTCAGGCTACTTCGGTCTCACCAGTAACGTCTCTGGCGTGACTTTTGATAACGTTTCGGTGAAGAAAGTTCTAAGCACACGATTCTCGACGGACTTTGCGGATGAGACCGTGGGCCAAGAGCCTAGCACTTGCACACGTCGTTGGCATTCGCTTTCTTCGTTTACTGTCGAAGAACTCGAAGGAACGATTAGCGGTAAAGTATTACAGCTCGGCGATCCGATAGGTAACAATCTGCAGTTCCTTTCCTGGGACGTGCCTGGGCAGTTTGCTAATGTGGATTATCTCTCGCATCATCGGGCCAACACAGCACCTACTGATGCGTATCGCCACGGCTCAGTTGTGCGTGGATCAGGTGACGAGACCAGCGAAACAGGTTACATGATTAACTGGTCTACGATTAATCAACGTTACGCTTTGATGCGTTACTTGAATGCTTCTGGCACGACACTTACTAACATCTATCCTTTCCTTTTCACTGATACTGATTGGATCTGGTCTCGTTTGAATGTTTTCAATCAAACTATCCGGGTCAAAAGCTGGCTTGGTACGTTTGAAGATCAGCCTGCTGAATGGGACGATGAGCGTGTTAATACTTCTGTAATCACTCGTGGCTATGTGGGTGCGTTTCATTACAATAGTGGCACGGATCAGTATGATTATTTCTCTGTAGGTATTGGAGGATTAACCGCACTGGGTCCGGCTGAAGCATTCACGACGACATTAAACAACAGTTCAGCTTTGCTGGCATCGTTATCTGTAGCTCGTGCTGTAGTTGCTTCGCTGACTAACACAACTTCAATCACGGCTCAGCTTAGTTTAGCTCGTGCGCTGATTAGTGCCATTGCGAACTCGTCAACGCTTAGTGGAATCTTAACTGTCGAGGGTTTACCTTCTTCTGATTTCATTGCTACGCTGACTAACACTAGCACCTTACTTGCTGACGTTTCAGTTGCTCGTACGTTTCAGGCTTCGGTGATTAATCAGGAGCAACTGCAGGGTTTATTGGGGCTTCTTATCGCGCTACAAGCTACTCTGGCAAACACGTCAGATTTCATCATCACGCCTGATTCAGTAGCTTTTCATGAGATTGTGCGCTTAGTTTCACGGATTAGTTTCACCGTCAACCTAATCAATCGCGTGCGTTTTAATTAACCACGGAGTTTCGTATGAATAAAATCTACGTCGGTGATCTTAACACTGAGATTCAGGTTGACTGTGTTAGTGACATCTCGCAAGCTACCGCCTACGCAATTAGTGTCGTGAAACCTGACGGGACGAAGGTTGATTGGCCTGCTGAGTTGATTGAGGATTCAGTTTCGATTATTTCTTACTCTACTGTTTTAGGCGACTTAAACGTTGCAGGCGTCTATCGACTTCAGGCTGTGGTCACGATGCCTAACTGGCAAGGTCGCGGAGAAACAGATCTTTTACCTGTCTACAAACATTATGCTTAAAGGAGTTTTTCATGGGACTTTCAAACGCAACACGGGCTAGTTTGCTTGATCACCTTTTCGGGAACGGGGCGTTGACTCAGCCTGATGTTTATGTAGGCTTTTCAACGACTACGCCTACGGTAACAGGCACGAACGTTACTGAACCTTCTGGCGGTGGGTATGCACGGGTAGACACCACTACCGTCAACAAATGGGGCGCAGCGACTACGGCAGATTCTACCGCGACGATTACTAACGATGCGACTATCACCTTTCCTACAGCTACTGCTGATTGGGCAACAGGTGCTTACATGACGCACTTGGTTCTTTACGATGCGGCTACCGCTGGAAACTTTC